TATCAAACTGTAGTCGATGATGGCGACTATTGGGAAATAAGCGATGATACATTTCAGGAAGTGCAAAAAGCTTTTGAGGAAATAAAAACCGCATCAGCCAAGGAACCTGACTGATACGGCAAAAACGGATAGTATCATTTCAATTATATCTCAGTTTATCTTTACACCCAAAGCATCGGCAACTGTCTTGACGATCTTATCATCAAGCTTGCCATCTGTCTTGATAGCCAGTTCATTCATGGTGTAAATCAAAACCTGGCTGACTACAGAGCTGGTCAAAAGCTTCAAGCCCAATTCTGCGATGATTTTAGCTAAAATCCCCATGCCTTTTCCCCTTCAAAGAGTGATACCAGCGCTTGCGCAAATGCTCATCGGCTGGCAATCCCGTTTCTTTAGCCCTTTGAGCAGCTGCGAATCTATCAAGATCCGTTCTAGTACGCAGCAAAGCGACTATCGGAATGACCATCGATGCAATGATTTTCAATACTTCTATGATAAACGCTTTATCCATAAACCTCAAAAAAATAACCGCATGCCAAAGCAAACGGTTATCAAGTATCAATAGGTGTCAGCCACAACCAAAGAAGTCAAAATGACTATCGGATGATTTGGCATAATCTTTAATTATCTTCCTGCTCACGCATCCAAACAGTTTCATCGTCATTATAGACAGGCGCTCTTTTGCCCGGATCCACTATGATTTTACCATTTGGCGTCATTATGCCGCGATCTGATTCTTCATCCATCAAGATTTCAGGCTTTTTTAAAATGGCAACAATCAAGATATTGATCAGCAATATTGCCGCCAATAGCACTATTATCAGAACTTCCATTCTGACCTCAGCATCGAATATAAATCGGCGTTTATGTATTGCCCATCCCTGTAGTAGAAATTGCGCCGCGATCCCTCAAACGTCATTCCCATAACTTTGAAGATATCAGCGGCATGATTACCCTGAAACGTTTCACCCCAAATTGATTCAAGACCAAGACTTTTAAACCCCCAAGTAAACAAGGTCTGCAGCGCAGGCTTCGAATACCCCTTGCCCTGGTACTCTGGCATGATGTAAAGGCTGAATTCAGCCCTTCTGTTGATCAAGTCAATGTCTGTGAGACCACAGACGCCGACCAACTCCTTGGCTATGACCTCAAACATGCGGATCCTGGGATCATCATTCTGGCTTTGCATCCATTTGGTTTGATCCGCTTCCGATATCAAACCTACCTGGCGACACCATTTATATATCTCTGGACGATTCCGAGCCTGGCGGTATATGTCGGCATTCGCCCATTTCAGTGTATCCAAAGATACGCCAAAGCCATAATCGATCATTTTGGATCACCGTAAATGGAATGTACGATCTTTACCACGTCCAAAGCGTTGATCTGCTGGTGCGGTTTATATCCCGTCAGCTCTTCAAAATTCTTTGAAAACAGCTCTAAACCCCTGTGAGCTTCTGCTTGTCGCTTGGCAATCTCAGCCAAGGCATTGCCCAAACCTGTGACCTCTGTTGGCGTTCCATCAGCCTTTACTATTTCCATTACGAACCCCCATTGAAAAAGGTGACTGTGGCATCGGAAACTTCAGCTTTGCCGAGCCATCGGCAATGCGTTCTTTGATTTCCAATGCTATGGCCAAAACATCATGATTATGAGATATATGACCAAAGTTATAAAAAAAGCTTTTGCAGAAAAGGATCTCAGATCGCGCCATTTCCTGCATGAAGATAGCGATATTCTCATCGCTTCCAGTAAAAACACCCCTAGAAGGATAGCCAGCAAGTTTGACATCAGTTGGCTGTTGATTGAAGGCATCTATGAAATCCTGGCCACTTTTCCACAGGTAATCGATATTGTAATCCGAATCTTTTAAGAGCAGCTCACAAACCTTGCGACAAGCCGCCAAACTGAAGACTTCACCGGCATAGGTAGAGCTGATGAAATAGCCTGGATCGTCCATGACAGCAGCCTTGCCGCCAACTGCAGAGAGCGGCAAACCATTGGCCATCGCCTTTCCAATTACTATTAAATCAGGGATGATCCCAGTATAGTTGGAAACCCCAAACTTCTTAAAGCGAAATCCTGTAATGACCTCATCGAAAATAAGCATCGCACCCATGTCTGTGCATTTTTTACGCAGTTGGTTCAAATAGTCAATCCGCTCTGGACTATGGTCTGTCATCACCGGCTCGATAATGACTGCTGCAGCAATGGCGATCAGATCTTCATTTCCCGTCAAAGGTAAGATGCCGGCTTGCAATGGGACGCCACAATGAGGTGAAGTCAATCCTACAAAACTGTCATGGTGTCCATGATAACCATCTGATAATATTAGGAAACGTGCTCTTGAGCGTGATGATAAGGACAAAGCCACATCACGTCCAGCGGTTTCGAGTAATCGTGATGGTGAGCTTGCGAGTTCATTGTGCCACATTTCTCGCAAGGTTTTTTTGTTAAATCCCCATTCTTCAATGCCATCCTCAATTTGTAATAAACTAGGTTTTTCCCAGATTCCACCACTTTCCTTTGACGAATCGGACTGTATTTTGCTTCCGTTGACTGTCCCTTTTCTGTCGCTGAATATTTCCTCTGTGCTAACCTCTTGATCTCCATAACTTCCGGCGTCTTTTGATATGCTTTTATGCACATCTTGCAATCTTTTCTGTGCGTCCCAGTTTTTTTCGACCGAAGATGAAATTCTTTTAAAGATTTCTCGATACCACATTTCGTGCATTTTCTCATTTCCATCTCTAACTCCCCATTGATTTCTGGCGATCTTTATCGCTGCAGAACAGGCATCGGAGCCGGTTTTGAGAAACTTCCAGCGATCGACAAAGCAAAAGATTTCCTTCAAGGCTTCAGCTGCTTCAACCTCATGCTTGGTTGGCAAGCTATGTGAAAACCCACCATAGATGTGCTTCATAAGCTCTTTGTTGATCTTGTCGTTTCCATAGCCAAAGAGATTTACCCCAAGCCCGCAAATGTAATCCAAGTACTTTTTGCCATCGGTATCGTAAAGATAACTTCCGATGCCATGGCTCACATGAGTAGGATAAGCACCCTGGATCAACATCTTTGGATGTTTGCTGTTGGTCAAAGCTCCCTGGGCAACCGATTTCTGCGCTCTATGCCACCATTGCTGATTCATATGATAAAAAACCCATCGCAAATGTTTTTGTCTCGCGCCTTGTCAACCTTCTGGCTTATCACTCTGTGATAATTTCTGACATATTCCAAATCCTCTTCTGTATCCACAGATATTTTCAACGTTGAAAACTCGCCATGGCTTAGAACACAAGCCCTTTTCGCCCATCCTGGCGGTTGCGATCTGATGATAGTAGTCACATGCTCGCGATCAAATGGCTTTTTGGCGGTATCGTTCGCCCAGCGCATGAGCTTATTGGAAATAACTTCGCAATCCCAGCCATCCGGAGCCATCCTGACATCGGGATGCACATTCGAAACATAATCGTAATTGTAGTTTACGGCATTGACGATATGCTTGGTAATCAGAAATGGCGGTATCAAAGGACAATCGCTGGTAATCCGGACTATGTAATCCGGATTCACCGAATTCACTGCTACCATGTACCGCGATAAAACATCGGTTTCCGATCCCGCCAAAAGCTTTGTCTTCAGCCTGTGGCAATATCGCTCTATCAACATGTCATCTTCAGGCACAAGCAGGTAGGTTGAAACCTTGATATTTTTGTCATCGCCATTGTTAATATAGGAAGCTGACTTTTCAGCTGCCATCAGCACCCGATCCAGCATCGGCATACCGTTTATGTCGGCAAGGCATTTACCCGGCAACCTGGTATTGTTTGTCCTGGCTTGAACACATATAGCAACAGATTTCATCGCAATTCATCCTTTGCCAGCTTGGCATGTACTCGCTCATGAGCCATCGCAATGTAATCATGGTCTGGCTTCGGATTATCTTTCCAATCCTGAATCATGGCAATGTAGCTGTAGTCAATTTCAGATAAATTAAAATCTTGGTTGTTGATTCTGCAGCGCCATATAGGACTTTCATTGCTCAAAGTAGGGAAATTATTTGCGAGACCAATGATATTGATGCAATCCCAGTAGAGACCATCACCACCTGATTTGAAATAGTCGTACCAGCTTTCAGCCATAGAATCTTTGAAGTTTTCAGATACCATATATTTATATTGATTTACCATCCTGAGCTTTATGTCGCTTCCCAAAAGCTTGTAAAGCTGGTCAAGATTTTTGGTAATAGGCTTTTCGCATAAAATAGGCAGATTGTATTTTTTCAAATGCAAAAGCATTTCAAAATGGCCATCTGTCGGTGTAGCCACAATCATGCTTTCGCACTTGGCTATTTTTTCAGGCAATTGATCCATATTATGCAGGTCAAAAGCATAGTATGGGATATTGCACCAATCCATGATGGCAGAATACCGTTTACCCATGTTGCCATTTGCGCCTATCAGCGCAATGCGATCAGCAATCATTCAAAGCCTTTTCTATCAGCGTTTTAAGCTGCTCTTTTGTGTAAAATATTGACTTGTCATCAGATCGAAGGCACTTATCATGCGCCGACCATAGACATTCATGAATCTTCTCACCTGGTCTGATTTCGGTGTTTACAATCTCAAATTCATCGATTCCTAAAATCTCAGCCATACATCTGGCAACATCGATCACCGGAGCAGCGCCCATATCTGGAATATGAACGCCAGACCTGTCATTCATCGCCTTTTCAATCATAAATTTGGCAACATCTTCGATCAGCACCCAAAACCTGGTCATGTCTGGATGCGTCAAATAAACCTTTTTTTCTTCCAATAGCGTCTTTTTGAAATACCCCAAAACCGAACCGCGCGATCCAAGCACATTACCCCATCGGAAAACATGCCCGCGCTTTGATAGCACCAGCTTTTCAGCTGCCATCTTGCTTGCGCCATAGGCATTGATCGGCAAAACAGCCTTGTCTGTGCTGGAAAAGAGATATTTGGCGCTTGATTCCCGCGCCCAATTTAAAGTATTGGCTGTGCCATTGATATTGACATCATAGCAATACTCAACATTGTATTCCGCGATATCGACATGCTTCATCGCGGCAAGATTAAATACATAATCGCCAAATCCAAGCTTGATCATCCGTTTCCAATGCTGATCGCGGATATCGCCAACGACATATTGAACATTGGGATATTTTTCAGACATCTGCTTTTGTTTCAGCTCACATCGCGAAACAATAACAATATCCTCAGTACCACCATACAGCTGCTTCACTAAAGCATTGCCAAGTGTTCCTGTTCCACCAAATATGACTATCATTCTTTATCCTTTGGAGACCATAAAAAGATGGATGAAGGATCGATCACCCTGACAACAGCAACCGCACCACCATTCAAGAGATCCTTTAAAAGATCACTTGCAGTATGGTCAAGATTCGGTTTCTGTTGCTTGGGTTTTCGTTTGAGGAAATAGACGATCGTGCAGACGTTGGAAATGGCGAGAATAAACGCAATAACTTCATAAATCATAATAAACCCAAAATATATTTAAATAGATAAATAAATTGTATTTTTAAAACTAAATTAAGTCAATTGAAACATGATTACTTAATTACATACATCGCAGTGAAGCAAAACGTCGAATTGGATGCTGTTCCCATTGAAACCAAAAAGTCTAATCTATTATTGGTAGTATCAGCAGTGACAACGCCATCGGTTGAACCATTCACAACGCCTATCGTGCCGGCGGCATCTTCAGAAACAGTGAAATCACTAGATATCGGCAAAGTTAAACCAAATTGCGTATTACCCGTTGACGTTGGATCAATATCAATATTACCACTAACTTGAACTATGCTGCCAATTCGTAAATACATACAAGTTCTAATAGTTATGCCGCCTGTCACAATATTAGTTACACCTGTTGCGGTTGGCGTATATGTACCAGATTTGACGTTCAACCACGATAAATTGCCGCTACCGTCATTGCTTGGCACCGTATCAGCAGATCCTGCAGTTGTCGGAAGTGTTAAAGTGTATGTAGCTGACTGGCTTGCCGATGCTTTTAATCTGACAGTATATGATCCAGTTGCGCCAAAATATATCGACAGCAAACCAAGAGTTGAACTCCCAACTTCATAAGTTGCATTTGCCTTTACTGAAACACTACCAGCCAAAGCAGCTGTAATCGTCAAGTCATCGCTGCTGGAGTTACCAAGATTGACGTTTCCATTTAAAGTTGCTGTGCCTGCTGCAGTCAGCGCATTGATGGAAATGTCTTTAGTACCATCTGATAAACCGTTTACCAAATCAGTGAAGTTTTGATTCACAGCCGTCGCATCCGCCGTCGTGCTGTTTGAGAAGGTAAAAGTAACTGAAGTATACGCCATTATTAACCCCCATGAATTTCAAATGTAGGTGTAGGTGTCGTGAATGTTGCTCTAGGTAGTCCAAACTTAGGATCGATGCTTTTATTTTTCTGCGTTTCTTGGTTGCCTGGTAATGATTCCCGCAATCCAAATTCTACCGCTGCCCTGCCCTGAGTTTCAGCAAACTGGCTTGATACCTGATTCATAAAATTGCTGAGCTTTGGCATCGATCGCAATACATTCAATTGCGCTGATCTGCCAAGCGCCGCAAATTCACGGGTAAAGTATTCTTTAAATCCACCTTGCGTCCAAGCTGTCCCAGATGGATTCAAAGGCTTTGGCATTGTAGCCGCCAGTGTTTGCAGATTCTTGATGGTATCAAGATATTCCTTGCCAAACATGATCTGCTGCGTTTGCTTCGGAAGCTTTACAATCTTATTTAAAAAGACGTTCAAGCTTGGCTGACCTGTCAAACCGCTTGTCGTTTGCTGCGCTGTCTTTGCAAGATATCCATCGCGCAAAGCAGCAAAAGCATCCGGCATAGCCTTGCGTAAATATTCGAGCTTTTTAGGATCGCTTGTGTCAAGAATCTTTTTGAAAACGTCGGATTCTTTTACCACTTCGTCAAAGTTTTCAACTATCTTTCTAACGCCTAGCTTTGTGGTCTCGCCGCGCTGAAGAAATATGTTTTTTACAAGATTTGAAACCTGCGCATATTGCTTGTCAATTGATCCCAAAGCCTGAATAGCAGCCTCTGCTGTGTCTGCTCCAATAGCTGTTTCAGCTTCTTTTATTGTTTCCGTTAAACTTGCATTTCGAGATTTGGTCAACGCATCATAGACATTGTCTAGGGCATTGCCCATGATGGTATCACCGTTTTTGAATGCCATTGAAGCATCTTTGCCGACAATGGTTCGTAATCTCTTTATATCAAGAATTGAATTGATACTTGAAAGCTTATTATAAACCTTATTGAGCGCCGCGTTAGTGCCATCATCTAAACCCCATTCATCAAGGTTTTTAGAAATGGCTTCAACAGTATCATCGATATTTAAATGCTCTGTTTGACCTTTTAAATAGGTGTCTATCTTGTCGTAACTTTTTTCTATTGGCTCAAGTATTTTAGAGACTTTTCCTACCAACAGTTTCTTGGCTTTTTCACCTAATCCGACATAATCCATCGCCGAATACTTGCCGACAATCTTATCAGCTACCTCATCATAAGCCTTTGCTCTTTCGGCAGCTTGCTTTTGAATGCCTTTGCCAGCAAAGAATGTCGGTGTCTTTTCCGCACCTTCTTCCAAAAAGGTTATCATCTTATCATCATACTTCTGGCGCAAAGCTGGGATGATGTTCATCTTTTTACCAGCTGCCATGATCTCTTGCCATCCTTCACGCAATTTCGGCGCATGTTCTGCTGTAAATTGCGCTAGTTTTGAAAAAGCCTTTTCAGCGCCTTTTGCCACAACCGGAGCGGCAGCGCCTATCAGAAATTGCTGCGCGATCCTGTTGGGATCATACTCTTCACGCAATCCCATGCCCTTAGCAATTGCCTGCTTGCCGGTTTCAAACCCTGCAGACAAAGCGCCGCTAGCGCCAGATGCTGCCGCCAATGATGCGCCGCCTGTTACTGGAGCACCGACAGCACCTAAGAACTTAGTGCTGCTACCGGCAGCCGTAACAACCGCCTCTAGCGCATCGCCGAATATATCAAAAACATCGAATCGATCGATTCCTTCTGGATCCACAGCTGTATATTGCGGTTCACCTGGTTGTCTAATTTCTACCTGGCCATCCCGAACCCTGGCATCATATCCCTTCTGACTAAAATATTTCTGTTGCAGCACAGGATCACGGTCAATCAGGTTTTTGACCTTGAAACGATCGACAAAACCAACTGTGTCATTTACTTCCTGCTTAGCCGGAAGATTTAAAGCGATGGTATCAAAAACTTTGTTTTTTACCGCGATGGATTTTGGATCAAGGGGATTTTCCTTTGCTGCTTTCCATGCCTCAACAGCATTTTGCTGCAGACCAAACTTTTTCAACGCCGCAAATGACCTTTGATCTTGCGGGTTTTCAGCAATATAATCCAAAATCTGATTTGTTTCTGATACTGTCGGCATTGTTTACCTATTGGGATAAAAATTCATCCATCAGCTGACTATTTGATTTCTTTGGAGCAGCGCCAGCTTGTCCTACACCGATTTGCTGAGCTGGAGCCTGCATACCTTGCACAGATTCAGTCAATAAATTCTCAGGATTTAAAAACTCAAGAGCTTTTTTATTATCGAATTTAGTGGTATTCGCAATGCGCTTGGCATATTGATCAGCATATTTAGACAACCGTATCCTGGCATTTGCACCCATTTCCTGAGCAAAATCTGACAAATATTTTCTTTCTGTATCTGGGATGGTTTCACCAGATAAACCCTTATTGAAAATAGCCACAAATCTATCCAAAAGAGCCGGATTAGTAGAAAATTGTTGCAAATCCTCAGCTCTGATTGCTCCCGTATCACCGGATAATCCAAACACCTGGCGCAATGCGATAGCGTCGATCACAGCTTGCTTTTTCTTCAGCAATTGCTCAAGACCAGATGCCTTTTCAAATGCTGAAACATACTTCTTAGTCGATTCATGATTTAAAAATTCTTTGTTTATCTCATCGGCTTTTAATTTATCTTCTCTACTCAGTTTTTCTCTATCAGCTATTTGACTAGCAGTATCCTGTTGCATTCTATATTTAAGATTTGCCCATCCAAGGGAATCTTTATTATCCTCTTGTCTTGGCTGGTAAAATGCTGGAGCGCCGCTAGTTGGCGATATCAAGCGCACAGCTCCTTTAGTGCCTTCTGGTACTTGAGTAAACTTTTGCGATGCCTCAAGCTCTTCAAATGGCAACATCCTGCCTTCAGCTTTTCTTTGCGCTTCAGCAGCTTTCATGGCGCTTTCGTTTTCAGCTTCACCCTTTTGCTGTTGCAAATAATCCGTTTGCACAAGATCCTTGCGGATCCCAAGAATACCGCCAGCTAGTTGAACGCCCTGAAGGATCACCTCAAGTGGATCTTTGCGTTTTGATTGCGGCATATTTACTTGAGCCATTATGCTACCCCTTGATCTCTTCTAAGTTTCAATGATGCTGCTGTCAACATGGGCATATATTGCTGTTGAATTTCTGGTGGCTGATTTTGCAGTTCTATTCTAGCACTATTTATCGCTGCTTGCTGGTCTGGCAAAGATGGCATTTGCGTCTGTCCACCCATTCTCCTTTCTACTGGAGACATACCTGGCTGATTTGTCGCACCAAGCATATTTAGGCCACCCTGAGCCGCCCCACCTAATGCCGCGCCTGTGCCCATCGCACCTAAAGTTGTCGATAATGGAACAGACGCGCCACCTGTTGCTATACCAGCAGCTATAGCGCCAGCCATGGGAAGAAAACCGGCTACTTTATCCATAGAGCTTTGACGTTTTGGAATATTTACTTGAGCCATTTTTAACGCCCCTTTCCGTAAAGGCGAAAGCTAGAATATTTCCCAGCGCCTTGAAGAGCCTTAAAACCTCGCGTTCCCAAGTCACCCATGCGACCAAAAATATCTTTTTTATTGGCTTCTGATTCAGCCATTTTCATATTGAAATCATTGATGAACTTTTCATACTCGAAATTTTTATCAAATTGCCTAATCTGCTCGTTAAATTGTTGTTTCCATCTTGCGCCTTGCGCATCGTCTAGCGTTCTAGCAAAAGCATTTTGTTTTTGCTGCTGCTGATCCGCAAACTCTCTACCCATAGCAGCCTGTTCTGCAGCAAAACCTTGCGAATCTATTCTTTCACCCTTAGCAAAAGCCTGTTGCTTTTGAAGCATTAAATCGGAGAATGACTGACCAGATATACGCTCACTAGTAGCGTATTTCTGTTGTGCTTCTCTTTCGCCAACAGCAAATTGTCGCGCTTCCTGGATGTCAGCTTGCCTTGCTTGCTCTTGCTGTTTTGCAGCATCTATCTCTCCAAACCGCTCGCCGAGCTGTTCCTGGCTTTTTTGCTCTACAACCTGCTGCTGCTTTACAGCCTCACCTGATCCTTGCATACCAAGCTGAGCAAACCGGCGCTGGATTGCTTCATTCGCCTGTTGTTTTCCTGATGTTGTTTCCTGCTGAGCTTTTTTTCTAGCCTGCTCAAACATGGCATAACGATCAAATTTTTCTGCTTCTGCCATTATCTTAGCCCTTTGTTGTTATATATAAAGTTCATTCCCAAGACTTTGAAGTTCTGGTTTATAGTATTCATATTGGAAAACTTAAACTGGATGCGCTTTCCTTTTCTCGGAGCCAAATAAACGCGATCTTCAGCCTGACTAGCGCCGCCACCCCAATTGTCTATATTCCATCGCATCGCACCCCAAAGAGATCCGCCTGGATTCAAATCAATCTGCATATTGTCAAAACCGCCAGCATCAGAATCAATCCTGACACCCATTTGCATGTACCAGTCACCTGACTTGGCATAAAACAGCTGCGCATGGCGGAAATCTTTAAAGATGTTTTCTTCACCTGGTACGCCGGTAAATTCCTTTGTCGTATAGTAGGAATCAATAGCCGCGCCATCGTCATTGTATGTTGTCGTTTCCATCTGATAGATGAAACCATTAGCTAGGCTTGAGGCATAATAGAGGCTTCCATTGTAAACAGTAAAGCATCCTGGCTTCAATCCCGTATAGCGCACCCAAGCAAATTCTTGCGTCTTGACTAACTTTGTGCCGAAATCATAAACATAAATGCGATTGTTGGCTGTTTGCCCATCGCCATAGGTGACAGCGATATAAGCTTTATTATTAAAAACTGTAGAACATATTTTTGATAAATATCCTGATTGGACGCCTTCCATATCAAGATTGATCTTGTCAGATTGCATATCAGATATGACTGCAGAACTTGTGAGCAATGACGCTGTCGGTGATACCGTTTGCCCTGATATTGCCGCGAAGCCGGCGAATTTATCGTTTTCTGTCGCTGCAAACATCAACTTGTTATTGAACTGGAATGCCGCCTTTGGCGACCTTGTTCCGTAGTTGGCTTTTACTCTGATGCCATTCCAATCCGATGGATCTGTCGATCCCATGTAAATCATCCAAGGATTTGCTTTACAGAAAACCATTATAGAATTGTCGTAAACAGCCAAAGCTTGCGGGATATCAAAACTATTGTCACCAATACGCAAAAATGAAGTTGACTTGAACACATATGGATTACCGATTTCAGAATATTTTATGAGATTACTTGCAGGATCAATGCAAAATAATCTGCCCTGATGATAAACCACAGAACTATAATTTGGTGGCTCTCCCTGATCTGTTGGCGCTGTCGCTCCTAAGCTGGCATCAGCTATACCATCTTGATATGTTGTAGTTGTATTATCAAGCAACTGAGCCAGACGCTTATAAGTGCTCCCACCTGCTTCAGTACGGTAAAGGTATCTGTAATTGACACCAAAGCTCTGAGGAGCTGTAGGGATTGATGATAGCGCGATGTTTTGCGCTGCTACCGTCAAAGTAGCAGTCACTGGCGAAATGTCAGATTCAACCAAGCCTGAATTTACATATGTAACACCATAGCGATATCCGCCAGTCAATACAGATCCTGTCGCTGCTGTCGCTGCCGTCATTGTCGATGTTGGCGCTACTACACCATGTCTTGTAAACGTATTGCCATCGCCGCCATACTTATAAGGCTCGCCAGATCCATTGCCAAAGAATATATAGTTTTCATACTCAGCAGCGTAAACCGGCAAACCAGCTACGTAAACCGATTGCGCACTTGCTATCGTCGAAAATGTTGTAGTCGCCAGCTGATAAAGGCTTCCGTTATACCACGCAACCATGGTACTAGCACCGTCATTATCATGCCGAACATAGAGACCATCACAGACATAAGAGCCGACAGCTGCAGTATTGAGCTTGGATGTGCCACCCCTGGTTGCAACAGCGCCATCTGAAAAAACAACATTAGCGCAATCCGGGCTTTCATTGTCCAAGATCAGCGATCGCTCAAATTTGTTGTTTAAGCCACCCTCAAAGGTCAATCTGCCTTTTTGCGGATAGCGCCTGTCATTGTTTGCACTCAAAGGATAACCCCATAATCAACAAAATCCTGGTCTCTAACAACATGGAACTCATCGCCAGACTTGCGTTTCATCTGATGGCGCTTGATCCGGCGTAATGAATTTTCCCACAGGTTTCTGTGATATGTTGCCATGCCGTTGTTTTGGTCTTTGGCATACATTACAGACAATATTAAATCCAAAATATCTAGGTGATATTCTGCAGGCACTTCCAATGTTGAAGTGCTTGTTACGGCTGCCGGACGATTGTAGGTAAAAACCTTGATTGTATCACCTGTTGCATCTGGCGTAGGAAAAAAGATAATCTCACCATTCCAGATGGAATACTCTGCTGGCGTTCCTGATACTTGAGTGGTCGATGTTTTTGGATCTGATTCAAGCGTCGTAAACTTGAGCTTTTTCCCGTTATATTCCACCCGGCGAATCGCCATGGCATTCGTCGGATAAGCATATTCTCTTGTGCCTGAAGTTGATGTTGTGGAATATGTCTGCTCAACTACCATCGCTTCAGTTGCCATCTGCATACAAGCTTGATAAATAATATCCATAATCATCGCACTTGAAAAATGCGGATCGCCGATGGCGTTATATCTATTCCTTGCTGCTGTCTCTAATTCGCTAGGCGTCATGCCTGACTCCAACTAGGATTATTTGGTGTATCTTCTGTGTAAACCGGATTGTTGGCGGTATCAGCTGTGTAGCTAGGAAATAGGCGATCATCCGGATCTGTCACGCCACCCTGAAGCACATATGTATATCCATTGCCATCAGTCAGGGAAACCAAATTCATGCTTGAACCAATTGAAAATGAATTTGAAAAATACTTGGAAATATCCCTGTAAATTGAACTATCAGAAACAATTGCATCGCTAATGTATTTACCGATATTAACCTTGGTGTCTTTGGTATTACCCCAAGGATCAATACCCCAAACCATAACACCCCAAAGACTTGCAGTGCCTATCCCCTGCGCCCGAAAACTGTTTGAAATGGTTTTAGTTAAGTTAGCCATTTAAGATACTGTGACCTCTGTTGTCACGGTCAACGTATCATTCGCACCCTTGTTTACTACCGCCTCAGTATCCCTGGAAAACATAGTGCCAGCTGTTGCACTCGAAAACAGCCCATATTCCACAATTGCTCCAGTACCCACGCCAGATGCAAATGTCGCTGTTACGCGATAAACGGCATTTGATACATAGGAAACTGTTCCCGTAGTCCTGGCAACCTCTGTTCCCATCGCTGTGTTTGATGCTGCTTCTGCTGTGGCGTCTGTTCCAATAGCGATATATTTGCAGGTGAAAGTTGACGCGGCATTTGCAGCAGAATACATAAAAGAGGCAAGAAACTCTAAACCAACTGTGGTTATAACGTTCTTGCCTGATAGCTGTTGCTTTATGTTGCCGTTTTCATCCTGAAGCGTTATGTACCAATGACCAACTATCTTCGGACTACCATAAACGGATTCATAAGACATATTTATTCCTCTAGTATTTCTGCCTTTGCATCTTCATCGACCATTGCATCAATGTGCTTGTGCCTGATGTGGCTTTTTAACCCAGCTGCGCTTGCAGCTTCATGCCCGCACTTCATGCAAACATGCGATTCAGGCTTTGGAGCATCAGCAGCACCTTTGATTTCTTCTACTCGGATACGCTTCATGGATTCAATCGTCTGAATACCACCTTTATCAAACTTTGGCGGAAAAAACTGGCCACGAAACAGCACAGCCTCTTCTGAATCCATCTCGATAAAACCCTTCGATTTTATCTTGATCTGCATACCCTTGAATTTTTCTTCATGATCGATAACATTATCATTCCAAACTCGTACCATCGCCATAATAAATTCCCTTTAAATAAATAATAAATAAAATTAAGAACCGTAAACAGTCACATAGAATTCATCGCCAGAAACAGCGCCAGTCACAGCGATAGTACCTGCTGTTGCTGTGCCGCCAACACCGGCATTGATAACAAATTTAACAGCTGCAGTAGATGCCGATTTCAACGTTACGTTGATGGCTGTTACTGAATTGAGACCAGTTACAATCGTACCTGTGGCAGCATCAGCCACACAGCTGTAAAACTGCACAGCCTTGTTTCCAAACACCGATCTTTCGATCAAAGAATTGTTGAAAGCCATTTCATATCCCTTTAAAAAAGTATTTTACGTTGAGCATTTTCTGGATCAATACACTGCTCTTTCAAATGCCTGCTCATGTTGAACATATCCAGACATCTGTCCAAATCCATTTGGCGGATGGTATGAATGTTTCCTTCCGGATAACTACCCAAAGCACCACCTTCTGAACAGTTTATATAAATCCCTGGTATCTGCACAGATACCCATTCAAACCATGACTTGAAATTCGCGTATGACTGCCAAGTAGGCACTTTGTTGCCGTAAACATCGACGACTGGAATACAATGACCCATCTTCGCATCATACTTGGAATCCCAAGAATGAAACTTTCTATCATATCCAAAGCTGAAATCAGACCCGACAAAGATCGTTGCTGAACATCCGAAAAACCCTTTGGAGATATACATGCAAGCGCCAAGTACGTTGCCGCCATTGGATACCATGCAATGAAATTTCTCGATTTCATCAACCTTTGTCTCATACGCTTGATCTGGAACCGGAGCATTATATAAATAAATTTGACCTTTCCATTTCTGGAAAAGCCTTGGATCTGAACCAATGAACGCGATCAGCGTCCTGTCTTTGGTAAGATCCCAATATTCATCTTCTGTCCGCTTTCCACCTTCGGAAACCTCTTCCAAGACGATTTCACCGGCATCTAGGCTGACATAATAATCAGCTGGCGCTCCGATATCCTCTAGGAAATGGAAGTTATGAAGGCATGATATCAAAGGAATCGATCCGCGATCCTTTAATTTCTCAGCATTGAATTTCAAAGAACCACCAGCACCAGCTACAATCGCTGGCTGGTAAAGATATTTACCAAAAAGATTACCAAGGGATTTGTCTTTGAAACTTCCGAAAAACTTTTTGTTTTCGCCTATGTTTTTCAACCATTTTTTACTAAAGGCATCGATCGTTACAGCATCGTTTGAAACTGCAGCTGATCTCAACTGCTGTACTGGTACTGGCTGATGAACTATTACAGGCTGATATTCACAAATGATTTCTCTCGTTTTCATCGACAAAATCCCTCGGTAAATAAATGGTAAAAAATCTTTAATTAGTAGCAGGAAACATAAGCCAAGCCGGTTGCGTTTGAAGCAATACCTTCGATGGCTTTTCCGACAGCTGGTGCAATGTTACCTGTGGTATTTGATGCCTTGTAAAACAATCCATTAGCGCCAATTTCAAGCATCTCGCCAGCTGCAGCTGATACTGTTGACATCATCTTCACATAGGTGATGCCTTTGGTAACTGCCCAGCCATAATAGCCAGTAGAGATAGTCTGATGGCGAACAACGCCGACAACGCAATCTGCAGATGTAACGCTTGAAATAGTGCAAGAATAACCGCTGACACTAGATTGTAAAACAATCCCCATACCTACAGCCATGTTGCTGTTGCCATCATTGTAAACAAGAACGTATTCGCGTCCCTGTTCCCATCGGCGAGTACCCAGCTCACCATCATTCGCGCCCAAAGCGCTGGTGGTCGCAGAAATAGGGAAAAATGAAACTGGACTATTAGAACTATATGCCATGATTTTATCCTTTCAGATTTTAAATTTAATTAAGCTGTCAGTGCTGAGAATTTACCTTGCAAACGGTTGTTGCTTGAGCCGAAAGCGCCCATCCAAAGGATACGGGAAACTTTGACTTGCTGATTGATTGGCTTTTGGAATGGTTCGAAAGCCATATCACGCTTTGGATGGTAGAACAGATGCAAATGGTTCAAGTTCAAAAGGAACATATGGCTTGATGGCACATGGCTATCAACCACAACCGGAGCACCATTGAACATCAAGTTCTGAAAGCCACCTTTTGCAGTTTCTTCATCCATGAAGCGCTGCTGTGGTTGCAACAATGCATAGTAGGCATTGTAAAGAGTTCTAGTAGCGACGATAAGATTAGGAACTTCATTATCCACAGAAGCCTGTGTATAAAGAGTGTTCATTTTTGAAATAGATAAAGTAGTAGTTGAACTGTCAACCTGACCTTGCCACCAGCTGTTTGAAGATTGGCTGATACCGCCAACGGTCTGATCAATGGCGACGATATCACGCAAGCCAATAATCGATTTGGAAGTAGTACCATCGCTATAAAGTCCGGTTCCCAAGCTATCCTTGAGAGTTTTTTCAGCTATTTGCATCTTTGACTTGAGCAAGTTTAATTGCTCAGCATCGCCGGAGTTTTTCATTTCGTCTTCTTCGGAAATGGTAACGCCAGCAAACAAAGATTTCCAATCGTAAACAGCTGCTGAAATGTTGTCATTGTCGGTTGTGCTGAGGGTATCAGCGCCGCTATACCAGCCGGAAGCAGTGGTGGTCGCATAGTTCAAAGGCACATAAATCTGAGTACCACCTGATACTGATTTATATGATCCCATTTTCTGAATCTTTTGCAGCAAAGGATTACTGTCAAAGATGTTGTCATGAAGTTTCTTGATGAAGTGCTTGTCTGTAATCGCGTTTAGTTGGTCAACTGTCAAAGCCATCGTTATATCCCTTTAAATTAGTAATTAAGTTATGCCTAAATCTTTTGCCGCCAGCTGCGCTAGTTGATCCCAAGACATATTTCTTGTGTCAACTTGCTTCCTGGAGCCGGGAACAGTTTTCTCATCAACTATCCCCTTTTTCTTTCTGTCAATCAAAGCCTTCTGCTCTGCTTCCTTTTGTCGCTCGATTTCCCGCTTCACCAGATTGTCATGGTAAAAAGATTTAAAGGCATGTTGGAAATTATTGATTCCATTTTGTGTCATGAACTCTAAAACTTGATACTCTAAACTTTTTCCGGTTTCTGGATCTGTACGATCAAAATCTATATCCTTGTATTGTGTACGGATGGATTTGATCGATTCATCAAGCAACCTATCCTCTTCAGCAATCTTTGCCTTTTGCTCCAACTGCTGTTTCTCGGATAGTAAACCTTCAAACGGCTTTAGCTTTTCCGCCAACACTGCATCGATGCGCGCTTGCACGTCATCCGGAGCTGTCTGTTGACCTGGAGCTTGCTGCCTATTTTCCCATGCACCATTCCAATGATCGTACCATTCAGGATTTTCTTTAGCGTACTGCTCAAACTTTGACCATTTATCGTTTATGGCCTTGGCTTCTTCAATCTGCTGCTGAATGGTCTTTCGCTCTGTCTCAAACCCTTCACGTTCCATTTTCAGCTTTTGCATACTTTGGGCATAATGATAGCCCTGTTGTGCTCGCTGTAAAATGGTCTGAAGGTTTTCCTTTACCGGCTTATCTGCCGCCTTATATTCAAGTTGATGATTCATGAAATCATCGCTTGTCTTGAATGATAAATAAGGCTTTTCGTCTACTGGCGCTGCTGTTTCCTGAAGTTCTTTCGGATTGGCTTCACCGTACTTTTCGATATTTTCAATAGTCTTTGAAACGTCAATATCTTGCGACATTCGTTTATCCCTTTAAATAAATGGTAAATAAATGGAAATATAAAATCAAACGCCAGCTGGAGATACTGGCTTTCCTGCCATAGACTTTACAGGAACAGGCGCTGCCTTGCCGGCGGGAGCCTGTGGTTGTGGTGCGCCTTCAGCGCCTTCCATGCCGGATAACTTAGAAATCAAACCTTGAAATCTGTCGGCGATATCTTGCGCCTCTGTAATGTCATCGGGATTGGCATCAGGCATCTGCGCGATCATCTGGCTGATCATAGTCAATCCGCTAGAAAGATTTTTGATCATTTCCCCAATGTCGCCGCCACCCTGCTGGCCGGCTTCCGCCTGATCTTCAGCCATATCCTGAGAACCTTCCATCGGCTCTTTCGCCATCTGTTGCATTGCCATGTTATTTTCCTTGTTCTACCTGTTGAGTTTGCATCGCTGCTTTTCTCTCTTGAAGACGCTGCAGCACTTTTTCTTTGTTCGGATAGTCTATCTGACTTAAAACCTCATCCTCATCAATGATACCACGATCAAACAAAGCAAAAGCTTTTTGCTCTTTATCAGCTATGGCAAATGGTAAGGAAGTTCCTGTATTTACTTTAATGTCAAACCTACCAGAAATAAAGAACTCTTTTTCTTCATCAGACATCGCGATAGTACCATCATCCATCTGCACAAAGTTTCTGATCTTGCCGACCAGCTGCTCTTTGCCGTCAACAATCGTTCTATCGACACGAAATTTAAAATATTTAGTGCCTGTCTGGTCATTGGTAACTCTGAACACCCGTGACTTGGTATAGTTGGCAAGTACGATCTCAACATAATGCTGCCCAAGATCGCGGATAGTAGCATCCAAATTGCGCTGCTTCTGCTTGATCCTAGTCCTGGCGGCATCCATCAGCTGCTCAATTGCCGCCGATGCTGTCACAGACGACGGCGCGACGCCTCTTGATACCTCTTGCGATCCTGATACCGAGTTAAACCAACTTTCAAGGCGATCAAGCATCGGAAAGATGGCGCTATTCAGCTGCACGCCAGCTTCACGCCTAACCTCTGAGCCTGGCTCTTTCTCGACTACCAGGCCTGTACGGTTTATCAGCTTGTTTGGATCAACACCGGAAGCTGTATCGATAATCCAAATGGGATTTCCCATCAGGTTGAATATCTCAAGGCTGGCGTTTACAATCTTATTGAAAATGCGCTGCGGGCTTTCCAGCTGCTCAACTTCGGAAATGCCGAAAAACTCACGCGGCAGCATGTAGTTGACATACTTTACAAACGGAAACTTTCCTGATTCCGTCAGCGTCTTTTCTTCAAGCTTCATGCCATTGGCAATTTTCACTACCCGACCAAAAGGATAAACCTTTTTTACAATAATCTTAGTCTGTTGCGTACCATCTGGCAGCACTTCAGTTTCTTCGATTTCCTCTGTCTCATCTGGCTTCATGTAGGCTGTAATGAGCATGGTCTTTGGGTTTGATTTGCCTTTACCGCCAAAGAATGTGGCGTCAGGCATATCGCGATCGGCGTTTGATACCCTGGTAGCAAATTGATTGATCTCTGTTTTGCTGGATTGAATATCGTCTGTAACATCCGGCTTGATCTTGTCTGAAAACTCAGGAAACTGGGCTTTCAAGCTGTCGGTATCTACCGGCTCGGCTTTGATCAGAATCTTGCTGCGCTTGTCGTTTACTTCGCGGGCTTCATTGTCCGGGTAAATGTAAAAAGGGTCTTCAGATTCAAACTCTGCAGATCCCATCCCAAAATCAGCTTCCGGATCATAGCCAATATATCCGTATCCCGTACCATAAAGGTATCCATCGATGATGAATTCAGATACAGCCTGCAGCCAGTTGTTTCTTTCCCAATCGGCTTCGGAAATATCATTCAATACCTGCGCAAAAGGCAAATCTGATGGCTCTTCAGCGATGAATTGCATCTTCGGTCTGGCATCAGTCTGCAGCGGCATGTTGCTTTGGATGGCTTGCCAGATCAGGTTGATGCACTCACGTTGCCGATATTTCGGCATCTTGAGACCATCCCATTGATCGCCACGAAATAGCTTGTAGTAATGGAGCCAGTTGACATCGTACTTGGATCGATGTTTCTTCAGCTTCTCAAATTCTTTGAGGACTTTTTTCACGCATTGGCGATCTTCTGGGCTTTGGTCATCGTCAACCTTTGCCGGATCGCCAAGCCTTTGGTGCTCATCAATCATCCATTACTCACTTTTATTGATGTATCGATTATATCATCATACCGGGTGGAAATCTTCTTTTCGCGATCTGTGTCAAACGTCCGATGGATCTTGTCGACATTTTCATTGCCTATTTCAACCAAACCGCGTTCCCTAGCGATCTTTTGGGCTTCCTTGTTTGAGCGGACTACCATGCCCAGAGCTGGATTGTAATGCCTGGTATCCCAGTCTGCAGCACCAATGAAGGATTGGCGCTTGGCTATCGTTTTGATGCCTAAAGATCCGCAATCCGGACAAAATTCATCGCGATCGAAATCCTTTACGGACTTGATAATCTCAAACTCTTTTTGGCAGCTGCTACATTCGTGTGGATAAATGATGGCTATGCCCTTTCACCAATCATAATCTTGATCATTGACGTTTTTCCTAAGCATATCATCAACAACATGTAGCCTGTAGTCAATGTCTTTATGCCTTGGCGATACCGGATGGCGCTTGTTGAAATAGCCTTTGGTCTTCGATAAGGCATAAATCGGATAGCGGATCGCGTCCAAGCTGTGGTCTGCCTGCTTTACCGGCAACGTTTCCTTGATATCCTTGTCTGCAGTCACGTCCACCGGAGCCGGATAGTGATAAATCGATATCTCATCAAGAAAATGCGGAGCCTTTCCCTCAAAGACATGAAACTTGTTGCTGCGAATCAACTCATAAACCGCATCGATGCCTGGTCTGATGTCATTATCGGCTCCAAGCGCTGTCAGTTTATGCTTGTTGAATTCTGAAATATTATGCGGGCTTGATGGATCGCAGTAAAACCGCTCGATATTGTAAAGCGTTTTCAGCTTTTGTGCGATTTCAACCAAATCGTTTATGGTCTGCCCTGAGCGATAAAACTCATGAACCAAAAATACCCCATCATTAGGAGTAACGGCAAGCACCATAATACAGCTAGGATTAGTGAACCCCCAATCCACGCCAGCCACAAAGACAGTCTTATGATCAAGCTCTTTCCGCGGGATGACATGAACATCCTGATCAAAGCAGTCATAAACCAAACCTTCAATCTTGTGGTACTCACCACCGTAAATCATATTGAATCGGCGAGGATCCATCGTCCGTTTCTTGCGTTCGTACTCAGCAGCAGGGAAAAACGGGTTTTCGTTTGACCTGGCTTGGATGATCTCAACATCATCCGCCAGCCTACCCTTCAGCTTCGGTCTGATGTAGTCGGTATAAATCCAATTGAGCGAATACGGGCTTGTCGTGTAGATAATCGGCGCTTCCTTGATGGAAGCTCTCGCTTGAATGTTTTCATGGAAATACAGCGAAAACAAACCAGCTTCATCACCCCAAACACCACGCACATTGGTGATACCGACAACTGAATCCGGATCTGTGCCGGTTCGGAGCCAGCAAGTACCGCCATGATGCATTTTAAATACCGCATCGGCTTTGTTGTAGTCGCCACAGCCTTCCATTACCCGGAGGAATTCAGGCAAGGTTGCCTGCTGCATAATCTTGTAAGTTGGCGCTGTTATTAGGAAATTATCGCGCGGATCGGTATAGGTATGCATCAGCTTTTTGATGAACATCGCGCCGACAGTTGATTTACCCCATTGGATTCCTGTTGAGCAGATGGTGATCGGCTTTGTCGAAAACAAAGCCTGTTCTTGCTTTAGGGAATGGGGTTTGAAGATCATCAGCTGTAAGCAATAATTGTATAGCTTGTGCCATCTGCAGCTGCAGTTGACGCTATGATTTTATTGAATCGTCCATGATTTGCCAACTGAACATACATGTTTGAAACCGAACTGGCCAAATCAACCTTTGTGCCTGCTGCAGTAGCAGCTGCATAGTATGTACCACCAGATCGATCTGACATAAATACCCTGGTATTCCAAGTGATACTTGCCGGAATCAGCAAATATACATGATCATAATTACCACCTAAATCAACCTCAGAGCTGGTAGTTGTTCCAGATGCAATCGTTGCTGTGAAAACACTATATTCTCTTTGGTTAGCCATTTTAAATCCCTTTAGATGATATCGCCGACATAGTAATCCCTGTCGACTTTGGTTTGATCTACTTTATCATAGAAAAAGGGATTCCTACCGTCAAGGTTATCCACAGTTGAGCGAAAGATCCCGAAGTTGACGCCATAGGCAAACCGCTCACCAGCTTTGATTGGAGCTGTGACCACCAATCGTCTGTTGTGGCGCAATCTCATTGCCTGCTCACCTGGGCTTAGGAAATCAGTAGGTAGCTTGCCTTTGGCAGCAGCGCAAAACTCTTTGAAGTCATCGAAATCAAGGCTGTGTGGTGCATCAGGGAAATCGCCATAGACATCAACAAAGTTTACATGCTTTTCGATGGCGCAAATCCCGTAATCCTTGGCTTCAGCTACTGTACTGAATATTTCCAGCGAATGATCTGACAAGCCGATCTTGTCAAACGCCAGAAACGGCTCAAGCGACAGCTTCCTGAGATCGGTGCGGTAGGTAGGATATTCCGATTCGCAATAGAACAGCGTCAGCTTGGGATTGTTGAATCCGATGTAGTCCACAATCCTTTGGATCTCTTCCTGGTTATGACCACCTGTGGATAAATAAATATCTTTGCCTGATGCCATCGCAACATCTATCATCGGTAGGTATTCCATATCGCTGCTGGCGATCTTGATGGTTTTCAAATACGGCAAAGCAAACTGCAGAAACTCCGGACTAAACATGGTGCACATAAATTCAATGCCGCATTTATCAGCTGCAGCTGCCAGCTTGGGAATATGCTCCAGCTTCAAGAGCGGTTCGATCTTTCCTGGCAAGCCATACATTTCTTCACTGGTGAAACATTGAAACTTGACAGCATCAGCGCCAGCTGCTTTGGCCTGTTCGATGCTGTAGTAGCAATCATCAAGATTGCGGAAGTTTGATCCGATTTCAGCTATGACCTTCATTCATCCATCCGTGAGAAAATATAGTAAACTGTTACCGCCAGCACAAATTCGCCATCCATCCTTGCGCCCATTTCCAGCATCTTCATTTGAAAGCTGGTCAAAGACTTTTCATCCATTATAAATACAACATGCTTTTTGTTTTTGTTTGCATACACCGAAGCAATCGCGAAATCAGCTGATACTGTACCATCGCTGTTGAGCATGACAAACTCAGAATCAACAGATACGCCATTTTCCATAGCGTTTTCTATTTCAAGCATGAAATCGCCCAATCTCATTCTTTCGCCTTCACTTCAATCTTTGCATTTACCAACTCAGCATCAAGCGTATTCTCTGCTATCAGCTGATGGCCCAGCTCAAC